TCAAATAACCAACTTAACCCATTCCTGACCTCGAGTATCGTTATAGCGATCGGTGGTTGCCTGGACTTTATGTCCTAGTAATGTTTTTGTATCGATACCCTGTGCACGGTACAGCCGTTCTGATAGAGAGCGTTGTTCATGAAATGTTGGCGGAGTTTTTCCTGCTGGTGGAATTATCCCAGCCAGATCCCGTGCTTTGGCAAAGTAGTCGCTCAGGTTGTCTTTACTCATCGGCTTCGGTTGTTTCTGGTGCCGACTATGGATTAGATATGGACTTAATATTCTGTCTCGGCACCCATCAATAACTTCTTTTAACGTTATCCCAATGGCATCACAGCGTAGTGTAAGCGGTAACGCCAGACGCATTCCGGTTTTTCCCTGGGTGATATGCAAGTGTTCGTTCCACACATCTGAAAAACGCATGTGGCAAATGTCATCACGGCGCTGACCAGTAACAATCGCAAGAAGCATTGCGTTACGGATAAAGTGTTTTTCAGGCGTTGCATTGTAAATTTTTTGCCAGTCTTCCATGGTGAGCCTGGCTCTGGTTACTTTAGGGATCGGTTTACGGGTAGCCTCCGGAGGATTCCATCTAGGAGGAACTTCCCCTGCATGCTGTGCTTCTTTATAAATATCAACCCATAATCCACGATTTACTCTCGCTGTGCTGACCATGTCTTTATCCAGCCACTCATCCAGTATTAATGCAAAGTCTCTTACTTCCAGTTCTTTCAATGGGTGGTTTCCCAGACGGGAAACCAGGTATGCAGCCATTCGAGTTTTTTCTTTGTGAGTTGTAGCTGCAATATCTCCATTTTTCAGTCGCGTGTCCTGTATTTTCAGATATCGATCAACCCATGCCTTTAATCTGATACCCCGACGTTTTGTTGCTGACGGACTTTCATCAATTTTGCGCATGAAATATTCAGCTTCTGCTGCAGCTATTCGCTGATTGGCTGTGGAAGCGATTTTTTCTGCCTTACCTTTGTCTGTTCCGAGTCCGTGAAATTTTCCAGTCACAGGATTTTTATACTGGTAGTAAACTCTGCCAGTTCTGCGATCAAACTTTTCGTAAAGACCGGCTACGTCAGTGCTGTTTTTTCGTGGCCTCGGTGACATGAGTTAAAATCTCCTTCAGTGCATCATCATCGCCAGTATGAATTTCCGGCGCAATTCCCGTTTCACCAGGCCCAACAAATACTGCTCGGCGATCTATCAGCCAACGCCCACGAATTTTTTGTGGTCTTGGAACGATGTATCCTAGTTTTCCGTATTTCACCAGGGTAGTGTTTGTTATTGGGAGACTGAACCGTTTTGGTTTCCACTCGTCGAGCGTTATCAGGTACTGTTCGCTCATGGCTATCACTCCGGAACGCGCCAGTTGCAGAATATCAACGACAACTGGCGACGGTTGAACATTAAAAATCAGCCTGACTCGGGATCAGTTTTTGCCAGATAACTGAAACGTATTTTGCCTGGTAACGGGCGTCATCAAGTGCATTATGGCGCTCACCTTCGAATGGAATAGCCGTTCTGGCATCGAAGTCTATGGCTTTCCCCAGCTCAACGATTGTGCGTACATCTCGATCGTTGTAGTAACGCCACGGGCAGGGGATCCCCTGCCGTTCGTATGAACGGCGCAAAATCGTGTTGTCGAAGTTGGCTCCATTTCCCCAGACCTGAACAAAAAATTCACCGGAGTTTTCGTCGATAAATTCCCGCAATTGTAACAGTGCATCATCTAACGGGATTTCATCGGTCATAATGGCAGATTGCGCTTCGCGTGATTGCTTAAGCCACCATTTAATGGTGTCCCGATCAATGACCCCGCCAGCAGTTTCCAGATCGATAGTCTTACTAAATTCCGGTCCCATATCTCCGGTTTGCGGATCGAAAAATATTGCACCTATTGAGATAATCGGGGCATCAGGATTTTTTCCCATGGTTTCAAGGTCGATCATTAGATGGTCACACGTCCTGCTGGTGGATGTGATAACGTGATGACCGTTCATCGTAATTAAGGGATCTGCCGTCTCGCCAGTTTCACTATCGCTGGCGTGATCCTGAGCGCTACCAGCATTCTCCTTGTGTGGATGTTCAGCGCCTTCCATTTCCTTCGGATCATTTTCCTGAACTTCAACCTGATTCTCTTCATCGAATGTTTCCTGGTATGTTGCGTCACCCATCACCGCGCCACAATCAGGGCAGTTGCCGCCACCGCTTTGACCGCAGGCGGTGCAGACTTTTTCCACTTCCTGTTGCGCCACTGGTTCAGGCTGTTTCGTTTCTGGCTCGTTTTGTAACGCATTTGGGCTGTTTTGTTCCGCTTTTGGTAGTTCCGTTCCGATTCATGCTGGTTCTGGTTTACAGAATCGCGGGTCTGGATCCCCTTAACCCATTTCGGATCATTCTGGTCGCTAATCCCTGCAACAAATTCTCCGCGAGAGGCAGCAAGCAACTTATCGGCGTCAGGCTGGCTGATATTGGCTGCCTGCATAATTTTGTTTACTTCGTCAGCTGTAACTTTTACCGGCTCTGGTTGTGCGGTCGTGTCAGATGCACCAGTATTTTGTTGTGAACCTGAGTACGTGCCGTTTTTACGTGCGAAGTATTCCTCTTTTGTGATTTCCGTAGCTCCCAAGGCCAGTGCTTTTTCCAGACCAGAAAGTTTGTTTGCGCGACCGTATTTTTCGCCATCCTTGTCGGTGAAGAGGAAGTAGAACGGCCCCTCACGCTCTACAGATGGTTCGACTTCCACTTTGCATTCGGTTTTTTCGTTGTCCGGAATTGCCGTTTCCACTGCATCAGTTTCTGGTACTGGCGACGAGAGAGTATCAGTTGCGCTCTGATTTCTTCCTTCATCTTCAAACACGCCCTTTGTAGTCAGGTATTCAGTAATGTATTTGTTCAGTGCCACAGGGTCTTTGTGAATGTCGATCGGACGTTCACGGACAAGGCCAAAAATAGTCTGGCGGTCGTAGCGAAGGGCATCAGGCTGTTTGCGCATTGATGCCGAGATACGCTTCCAGTCTTCGCGGTCGTTGTCGATAACTTCTTTTTTTGCCCAGCGATGGATGCTGCCGTCAATGTTTCCGGCATCCACATCACCAGGCCAGAGAGCGTAGGCCAGTTCGTCATCCAGTGTTTTCCATGTCTGCTTGTATTCGCGATGAGTGGCAGCAATGACCGGGCTGATTTTTCCTGTTGAATTTTCAGTGTTCTGTTGATTGGCTCTGGCGCGGGCGAGATCAACAACAGACGTGTATTTTCCGGTTTCCTTGCGTTCACCTTCGCGACGTTTTTTCCAGATGCGCATCTCTGCCTGAATTTCGGGCCATTTGGCACCAGGCTTACATTTATGCTTAACCCACCCGATGGCATGCAGCTTAAGCTCCGGATACATGGCGTTAACTTCTGGCATTTTCATCAACGCTTCAACGATATGTCCGTCGAATGTTGCCATGTCTTCCTGCAACAATTCCTGCGCGCTAATCACCATATCAACGGTGATGTTTTCACATGTGTCGAACTTAACCATGACAGCGTTCTGTACTTCAGGGGCCAGCTTGTCAAAAGTGACGTTCATCGGATCTGATTCAGTCTCAACCGGGACAAAGGAAGCAGACTCCTCATCCCAGCGGTTTTCCTGCATATATTCAGCATCCCAGGAATCGAGGGCAGGGCGGGGTATACCGGGTTTATCCTCGCAAACAAGAAATTTATAAGCGCAGTCCTGAGCAGCCGGATAATGTTCCAGGAATTGCCAGTGAAATTTTGCGCGGGCGCGACGTTCATCACCGGCTTCAATGGCAGTGGCTACAGCGACTGCACCTTCTTCCTTTATTGCCTGTTCGTCCGGAATGGCGGCGCAAATAAAGACTTTACTCATTTTGTTTTAACCTCATTACAGATTTCAGGGTGAACGAATCCCTGCCATTGTTGGCATTTTTAATCCGTTGGTATGGCGTTAATATGGCTGGCGGGTTATCCAGCCGGTATTTCGTTATTCAGGTTCAGCGATACTTTTTTTAACGGGAGGCATTCACCGGGGATTTTTTGTTCGTCCCTTACCTGAATGCAGGATGACTTACTGTCATAAATTCCGGTAATCACATTTTGTGGCTTACCCGTTATAAGAAAAACGGTCATCACCAGTGCAAATGCTGAAGTCACTGCTGTTCTCCGATAATACCAAGTTCAAGAAGGGCAATTCTGGAAAGTATGGAATTATCATTGAGAAGATAAGGTTCATATTTTCTCATCTTAATGGCATCTTCCGTAAACTCCCGGTTACTGAGCAGAACACCAATATCAAAACAACCTTCAGACGTATTAACGTTTGGTAATAACGTTTCCATTATCGCGTCCTCAACAATGAATTTTGTGATGCGGTGCCTGGTGCCTCCAGGTGACGTTAACCAGTTAACAATTAACGCCGGATACAGAGAATCCACCCATAACACTGTTTTTGGTTTTAACTGTTCCGCGTGCGCTCAGCCGCATTCACCACATCACAAAATTCACTTTAAAAAGGGCGGCAGAGCAGTCACGGAGTAAAACTGATACCGCCAAACGTCACCAGAAAATTGATAACAGAGGGCGTTGCAGCGGAGTTGTCACTTAAGCGTATGGTCAACCTGACAACCCGGTGTCCTCAACGGAGGAAGGAATAACCCCGCCATACTTACCGCCGCGCCATTTCGCGGAGTGCCACAACCGGAAGCGCACGGTCGAACTAAATTTAACGACACCGTACAGAGAGACCAATTTCGCCGTGCGCTTTCGCTTTATGCCCTGACTTTTCAGGGACATATCCTTTCAGTAAACTGTCAGTGCCGGATGTTCACCCGTGTCCGGCGCACGCACTCCACCTGACCCGTGGAGAACTCCTTAATTACCAACCTTAGCTTCGTTGGTTAGCTATTAACGCGGGTATGTAACCATTCTGGCAATGCTTAATGCCGCTGCTTTTTCCAGCCTGGTGATATCCTGCTCCAGAGCGGACAGATTTTCAGCCTGCTTAGTCCTGGCTTCATTGGCCCATTTCAGATCCTGCACTGCATTAATTTTCTGGCGCATCCACTCATAAAGTTCATCATCGGTATAGTCTGGCGCGATGATGACGGGTTCTCGTTTCTGCATACTGATTCCTCGCGGTGCTGTTTCGCTTATCAGCCGTTAGATTTTGCCGAACTGGAAAGCGCCTGTTTAAATTCGTTGAAGCTGAGAGTTTCTTCGCCTTCGGCAAGACCATCGAAGTATTCTTCGTAAGCCTTTTCCATGATTGTGTCGAAATCCATATCACTCACCTGAGTTTCTTTCCAGCCAGCGACGGGCACCATTTTCGGTTTTAAACGTTTTGCTTTTGGTATACGTCATCGCGGTGAACGTACCGTCCTGGTTGGGGAACACGCCACATACCAGAGATTCGCTGTTGCCAAGATCGATAGTATCCATGCTGACCTCATTTCCCCTTAACGCCGGGGTAGCGGAACAAAAACCTGCTGCATAGTTATTAAAGTTGAACCCTGCCGTCATGTTCTTACGCCTCGGGCTGGCTACTTACCCCCTGACCACTGCTTGGTAACTCGAAGTATTGCCCGGCGTTCTGTGGGGCGGGGTGGGTTGGTATGTTGCTAAGGTAACAAGAGTTACCTTTTGAGTCAATACAATGTTGCAAAAGGTACATTTGAGGGCATAAAAACCCGCAATGAATGCGGGTTCTGACTCAGTCTAAGTATTGATGTATTTGTGAAACTTTACCTTTAATGGTGTAACCACCATTCAGTTCGATGGGTTTGTAAAGCGGATTCAGTGACAACAGATAGATGTTTGGTCCGTCAATCGCAACTTTTTTTAGTGTTACGTTTGGCGTTCCTTCCAATTGGATTAAGATTATTTTTCCCACCAGTTCTCTAATGTTACTTGAGCATGGTGTGATCAGCACGGTAGATCCGTCGGGGATGGTTGGGAGGCCGTTAGAGTTTGTCATCGCATCTCCCTCAACATGCAATAAAAAAGAGTTTTCAGCGGTTTTTGTCATGACATCAACCCAGTTCTTAATACCAGGAATCTTGGTTACTGGACAACTCATATCCCAATAACCAGCCTGTTCCCACGTTAAAACGGGCAACCGGGCGATGTTGTCACTAATGTAAGGGTACTGATTCAGACGCAGATCATCGGTTTTATCGTGACCGTCCTTTCCATAAAGAATCCATTCAGGAGATTTGGAAAGCAATTTTGACAGTAGATACAAATTCTCACCGTCAGGTTTTGAAGAGCCATTTTCCCATTTTGTTACGGATACACGAGATATGCCGATTGCTTTCGCAACCTGCTGTTGGGTTAATCCAACGTCTTTTCGACGATTCCGAATACGTTCGCTGATAGTGTTTTTCATGTAACCAATGTTACTACCAAGTGATGTTGCTATGGTTGACATTGTTATGTAACTATTGTTACCCTTCTGCTCGAAATAACAGGAGAGTTTTATGTTCAAAGATGATGTTCTGCGCTATTTCAAAAAAAAGCGACTAGTAGCTGAGGCTCTTGGAATTTCACATGTGGCTGTTGTGCGGTGGAAAGCAGTTATTCCCAAACTTCGCGCAATGGAACTGGATGAAATTACTAACGGTGAATTGAAATACAACCCAGAACTTTACAAGAAGCAGGATAGCACCTCGAACGAAGGAAAGAATGATTCATGAAAATCAAGCATGAACACATCCGCATGGCGATGAATGCCTGGGCGCATCCGGACGGCGAAAAAGTGCCGGCTGCGAAAATTACCAAAGCGTATTTCGAGCTGGGAATGACGTTCCCGGAACTGTATGACGACAGCCATCCGGAAGCCCTGGCCCGTAATACCCAGAAAATTTTCCGTTGGCTGGATAAAGACACCCCTGATGCTGTTGAAAAAATGCAGGCTCTGTTACCGGCGATCGAAAAGGCGATGCCGCCTTTGCTGGTGGCCCGTATGCGCAGCCACAGTTCTGAATATTACCGTGAGATCGTCGAACGGAGGGATCGGCTGGGGAAGGATGTCGATGATTTTGTTGCGTCAGCGGTTGTTTTGTATGACCAGATGAATCGCGGCGGCCCGGCAGGGAATGCTGTGGTGATGCACTAAAAGCACGGTGTTCGGGGGTTTTATGAGCAGCAAGCTTCATGGTCTTGTCTGGGAAGGGTGCGCCTTCACCGGCATGATCTTATCCAGGGTGGCGGTTATGGCCCGTCTTGCAGACTACAGCAATGACGAGGGCGTGTCATGGCCTGCCATTGAAACTATCCGGCGTCAGATCGGTGCAAGAAGTGAATCCACAGTGAAATCGGCTATTGCAGAACTGGCGAAAGAGGGCTGGCTGACGAAGGAAGAGCGTAAGGTCGGTGGGCGTAATGTAAGCAATATCTATCGGCTTAATGTGGAAAAACTCGAAGCAGCTGCGGCGGCGGCGCGTGAGTCATATAAACCGAAAAGAAAAATTAGCCCGGCAAAAAATGACCCGTTAACAGTTGACCCGTCAAATATTGACCCCTCAACGGTTGACCCGTCAAATTTTGATGGATCAACTGTTGATAAAAAACTGCCGATTAGGGGGGCGATGATTGACCCCGATCCGTCAGTATTAAAACCTGATCCATCAGATAAAAGATCTTCTTGTCCGGACGCTTCACAACCGGACCCGCAGACGGCTGAACAGGATTTTTTAACCCGACACCCTGACGCGGTTGTGTTCAGTGCGAAAAAACGCCAGTGGGGAAGTCAGGAAGATTTGGTTTGCGCACAGTGGATCTGGGGACGAATCGTGAGTCTTTACGAGCAGGCGGCCAGCTATGATGGCGAGATCACTAGACCGAAAGAACCCAACTGGACAGCATGGGCCAATGACGTTCGCACAATGCGGATGCTGGATGGCAGAACTCACAGACAAATTTGTGAAATGTTTGGGCGTCTCCAGCGGGATTCGTTCTGGGTAAAAAACATCATGAGTCCGGCAAAACTCCGGGAAAAATGGGATGAACTGGTTATCCGCCTGGGGCGTTCGCCTGCGCAGCGTTGCGTGAATCACATTTCTGAACCGGACACTGAAATTCCGCCGGGCTTCAGGGGGTAAGTGTTAATTTCTGGTCATGAGGTAATTTTCAGGAGGGCTTGTGGCAAAAGTTTTTACACAAGAAGAGCGGGAAAAAATTAAAGGGCTGATCGTGGAATTCGTACGCCTTAACGGACGAGGCACGATTCGGCAGTTATCGGATGAAATTGGTGTCAGTCATGCGTCTGTCGGTCGTTTATGCATGGAGCTGGCCGCCAGTGGTGATGTTTACAATTCCGGTTACGGAGTATTCCCGTCTGAGCAGGCGCGCAAGGACTGGCAAAACGCCCGCAAAAAACTCTCAAGGGCAAAGCTGAAGAAACCATCTGTGGTTGATCCGGACCTTATCTGGCTATTACCAGACGGCGAAATACGCCGCTACGACAGGCGTCAGAACATAATCTGTCGCGAGTGCCGGAAGAGCGAAGTTATGCAGCGCATATTGTCGTTTTATCAGGGTAATTTTCAGGAGGTAGCGCAGTGAGTGCACCGGCAACCATTCTTGATATGTGCTGTGGCAGCCGCATGTTCTGGTTCGATAAGAATGACGACCGGGCGATATTTAGCGATATCAGAAAGGAAGAGCACACATTATGTGATGGACGAAGACTGATAATTAGCCCTGACCTGATAGCAGATTTTCGTGCATTACCATTTGCAGACGCATCGTTTCCGGTTGTTGTATTCGACCCTCCGCATCTTGAGCGTGTTGGTGATAACGCCTGGATGGGAAAGAAATATGGACGGCTGAATAAAGATACCTGGCGTGATGATTTGCGGCAGGGATTTAAAGAAGCCTTTCGTGTGTTGCGGCCATACGGCGTTCTGATTTTTAAATGGAATGAAACGCAAATACCTGTTCGCCAGATATTGGCACTGACCGACAGAAAGCCTGTTATCGGTCAACGAACAGGAAAGGGTGACAAGACCCACTGGATTATTTTTATGAAGGAGGCGACCAGTGAGCAAGATTGACTATCAGGCACTGCGCGAGGCGGCGGAACAGGCAACGCAAGATGAATGGGTAGCATATATTTTGCCGGGTCATAACGGCATTTATCCTGCGCGCACGTCTGAGGGTAGGCATTGTGCGGATACTTTATTGACTGGCCTGGCGTCTGTCAGGGGCGGGAGAGCATCAACATGAGCATCAGAACCTACGCAGTGAATTGCAATGACGCATGGCTAAACACCGAAGGTGATGACATCTCCGGCTCATACGTTAAGTACAAAGACCATCAGGAAGTGGTTGCCGCTCTTGAGGCCAAGTGCGCGGCGCTGGCGGCGGAGAATGCGGTAATAAAGTCTGCAATTCCAGAACCACGGGATATTGAGGACGACAATGACAATATGGATGACGTATCTCTTGCTGAAGATTTCGGGTTCAATCATGCAATAGAACTGATGAGGAGACGGATTCCTGAAACTCCGGCCACCGATGCTTTCCTGGCTGAAGTACGGGCGCAGGGCGTGGATACAGCTATCGAGCACCTGCATAAGAAGTTTAAAGGAACTGTGCTTGTTGGCGTCCCGGTAATGGCGTTGGAGTATTTAGCCGCAGAGCTTCGCAAAGGAGGCAACCAGTGAGCGAAATTAATTACCAGGCACTGCGTGAGGCAGCAGAACGTGCAATTCCAGCAATGGAACGCCTGTTAATGTTGCCAACTGATGATGATTTGTTAAGTGAACAGGAACTTAAAGATTACGGTGTGGATATTGATGCGCTCAATGCCTTCAAATTTCTGACCGGACCAGAAACCGTGCTGGCACTACTGGATGAACGGGAAAGGAACCAGTAATACATCAAACGCCGCGACCAGGAGAACGAGGATATTGCGCTAACGGTAGGGAAGCTGAGAGTTGAGCTTGAGGAAGTAAAACAACACGCTGAAGAATTATCCGAAACCAAGGCTGTTCGTAACCAATGGCGGCCAGATATTTGCCCAATAACCGGACGTGCATTTTTCATGTGGATTGAGCATCCAACATTGGGGAATGTGCCGACATATGGTGGCCCATTAGATAGTTACACCATTCCAACAAAGGACGGTGACGGTGAGTTTTCATGTGAGCGTTACGATCATGATTTTGGCGGTTGGGTAGAAAGCGAATGTCTTGGGTTATATCTGATTGATGATAGAGAACAATGCAGGGTCTACGAACTGGAGGAACGCGTTAAGGAACTGGATGCTCGGGAAATATCGCTCCCGGAACGTAGCAGCATGCTTCATCGAACAGATTTTCACGATGATTACCAAACGGTAATGGCATACAAAGTTTCTGAAGTCATCGCTGCAATCCGCGCCGCTGGCATTCGCATCAAAGGAGAGTGATATGGCGTTAACACACCGCGAACTCTGTCAGATTGCGTACAAGTTCCTTAAGCGCAACGGGTTCAAGGTTTGCTTTCATGACCGCTTTGTTGCTGTAACCAGTACCGGAGAACAGCCAGATGCTATGGGATTCAGAAATTCAGCATCATGCCTGATAGAGGCGAAGTGTTCTCGTGCTGACTTGTTGGCAGATAGAAAAAAGCGTTTCCGTAAAAATCCCTCACTTGGCATGGGCGACTGGCGATTCTTTATTAGTGAGCCGGAAATTATTTCAGTTGAGGATTTACCTCCCGGCTGGGGATTACTTCACGTTGTTAACGGAAGAGTACGGAAAGTACATGGATGGCCCAGGGGTAATTGCTGTTGGGGTAATCCTGACGATAAGCCATTTACTGGGAATAAGCAGGTTGAATGCGATTACATGTTATCTGCATTAAGGCGCATGGAGTTGAGAGGGCACCTTAATGAAATATATGACGGTGTGATTGTTAATAAGAAAGAAGGAAACGCGGCATGATCACTATTACCAAAGGGCGACTGCTGACAATCAAGCAGTGGCGCGAAACATACGGACCGGGTAGCAACGTTGTACTGCCAGCAGAAGAAGCGGAAGAACTGGCACGAATTGCACTGGTATCGCTGGAAGCAGAGCCGGTGGCAAAGATTATAGCTCATTACCCATTAGGAGTTGACGTAGGCAAACAAAAGTTCGTACAGGCCATTGGAGAGCTTCCTGACTTTGGCGGATATCTATTTGCCGCCCCTCCAGCGCCGATAGTGCCGGAAGAAGCAACTCCGGAAAACGTAGAAATGCTCTCTGGCTATGTTTCCACGTACAAATTAACCGATAGCGAGCGCGATATTGCTGCCGAAATATGGAACGCCTGCCGCGCCGCTATGCTTCATGGGAAAGGAGAGTGATATGGCAACTTTAACAAAAAAAGAACGGGCATGGTTGAACGAATTACAGGACGTTCTTGATCGCTGCCCATCACCGAAAAAAATTGGTTTTTACACCATTGGCGATAAAAGCATTTACCTGTATGACCTGCGCCGCATGGATGAAATCATGGAGGCTCTTGATAATCGTTCGTCGATGGATTGGTGTGTTGCTGTTCATGATATGAATGCAGGGTTTGATGAAAAGATTTTGTTCCCCTCATCAGTTGAAAGCACTGCGGGTTAAGGAGTAACACATGACCACTATTACCAAAGAACGTATTGAATTGTTCATTAAATTTTCAGGAGGCGGTACTGTGAGTGAAATTAGCTATCAGGCTTCAATTACCGCTGGCATTCGCATCAAAGGAGAGGAGCATGGAAATAAAACCAGAGGATGAGTTAAGCAATATCGTTTTATTTCCGGTAAAAGAGGATGACCCTCGTAATCAGGTTAATTTTCTTTATGAGCCATCGGAAAGACCATATTGTCATCACGCCTCTGTCCGGGTTGACGAAAAAGAGCGTCAGGTCCGCTGTAAAATCTGCGGTGCAGTTGTGGAACCATTTGACTGGATGCTCTCTGTGGCGAAAAGAGAAACCAGACTGGCAGATGATGTAAGGCACTTGCGCCAGGAGGAGCGGGAAAGGCGAAAAAATATAGAAAAGCTAATTCAGATTGAGCGTAACGCGAAAGCGCGGATACGCAGGGCGACAAAATCCAGAACTGAATAATTAAATTTAGCTCTGTTAAAAATTTAATCCTTAACCGGAGGGATTTCTGCACCATCAGAACATCAGGAGGCCGCCCGAAAGGGCGGTAGTTAAATGCGAAAGTTTAAAATAATTATTGAAACGGGAATAGCCGGTGGAGATTTCGAGGATGAATTCGAAGTGGATGATGATGCGACGCCTGATGAAATACATGACGAAGCAAAAGATATTTTCTTTAACTACTGCAATTACTCATATCACGAAATAAAAGACGAAGAGGAAGAGCAAAATGGCTGATTTTGGTTCAACTAAATACAACGTCAGTTTTGAAGCATGGCATGAACTGTTAATGGACTATGCAGAGTTACGTGGTGGCAGTGCTGCTGATGCTGAAGCATGGCGTGATGATTATGAAGCAGGAAAAACTCCGGTCGAAGCATATTGTGATGAGTGGGGCGATGAATGAGCGAGGTTAATTATCAGGAAGGGCATGAAACGGCGGGGGAAGCAAAAACAGTGGCATGGCGATATCGCTACGTGAAAAAAAAGGCGTTACGGACTTTCAGGGGAAGTAGTGGTCTGGTGACTGGAAATATGTACCGAAAAAAGAGGATTGTAACGACAGGCCGAACTATGAAATTCAGGCCTTATTCACTGCCCCGCCAGTCCCGGTTACATCAGAAGAACTGGTTAAAGCTGTGCACTTTTATGAACAACTAAAACGCGAAAATCCACCAGCATCCGGAAACCTGATTACAGATTCCCAGATAAGGCAATGAGCTACCTGGCGCAGAACGGGCTGATAAGTATGGGGAATGTTTTACGATGAATATTTAGACTAAAGAGTTTGTAACGCTATGTAAGTGATTTTTTCTGGTTTAGATATTTATATGTCCGGCCAAATTGAGGTGTGTTTAAATGTAATTGCACATTGATTGTAGGAGGAATAATGAAAAACGCATTGCAGTTTTTGTTTGTTGCGTTCTGGTTGTTCGTATCATGTATGCCCATCATCTTCACAGCAAGGTATATGGAAAAAGTTGATGTTTTGATATTAATATTTGGATATATAAATGCCCTTTTTTTAGGGGTGTTCATGGCGGTCATGTGCATTGAATACTGGCGGTAAATACAGCGAACGCCATTGGTTTAGTTGGATATTTACTGTGCCGGACAAAAACGGTTTGCGGGGAAATCTTAGTTAAGTAGAATGACTGCGGGTGCTTGAGGCTATCTGTCTCAGGCATGAACACCAAAAGGCAGATAGAGAAAAGCCCCAGTTAACATTACGCGTCCTGCAAGACGCTTAACATTAATCTGAGGCCATATCTATGCGACACATAGAGATTAGCCTCTTACGGACCGAAAGGTCAAGGAGAAGCAGGCTATGAAGCAGCAAAAGGCGATGTTAATCGCCCTGATCGTCATCTGTTTAACCGTCATAGTGACGGCACTGGTAACGAGGAAAGACCTCTGCGAGGTACGAATCCGAACCGGCCAGACGGAGGTCGCTGTCTTCACAGCTTACGAACCTGAGGAGTAAGAGACCCGGCGGGGGAGAAATCCCTCGCCACCGCTGATGTGTCAGGCATCCTCAACGCACCCGCACTTAACCCGCTTCGGCGGGGTTTGTTTTTTCTGGTCGTTCTGGTTTACAATCCATCCGTCAGCCTGAACAACTGGCACCTGCTGCGCCAGCAGAGAAAACAGATGGCGCACGATACCAAATTTTACAATTCGGATAACTCTGCCGCCCCTGCCAGCAGGCACGGGCGGCGTTCCCGCACTTTCAAATCTGACTGGTTCCAGCATCCCCCATGCACTGAAGAACAGGCCGAGTGGCTAATTCAGTGCTACCGCAGACACGGATACGAGATTAAGAAAGCCCTCAGCCTCGATTATCGTCACTGGATAATCTCCGTCAGGCTTCCTTACTCCGAACGACCACCGCGTCCGTCCCGCACATTCCAGCAACGCATCTGGAGGTAACGTGCGGGTATTACTTCGACCTGTTCTGGTACCGGAACTCGGGCTGGTGATCGTTAAGCCGGGCCGTGAATCCATGCCGGTATTCCACAATACCCGGGTACTGGTGGAGCCGGAACCGAAAAGCATGCGTAATCTGCCGTCCGGGGTCGTTCCTGCCGTTCGCCAGCCGCTGGCGGAGGATAAATCATTACTGCCATTTTTCAGCGACGAACGAGTGATTCGTGCTGCTGGTGGAGCTGGCGCATTGTCTGACTGGTTACTGCGCCATGTTAAATCCTGCCAGTGGCCACACGGTGATTATCACCACAGTGAAACCGTCATTCACCGTTATGGTACCGGCGCAATGGTGTTGTGCTGGCACTGCGACAACCAGCTGCGCGACCAGACATCCGAATCACTCGGGCAACTTGCTCACCAAAACCTGTCTGCATGGATGATTGACGTCATACGCCATGCAATGAATGGCTCGCAGGAACGGGAATTATCGCTGGCTGAATTATCCTGGTGGGCGGTCCGCAATCAGGTGGCGGACGCGCTACCGGAAGCGGTATTACGTCGTTCGCTGGGGTTGCGTGCGGAAAAAATCCGCTCAATGTACCGTGAAAGCGACATCGTACCGGGAGAGCAGACCGCCACCAGCATACTGAAGCAGCGCACAAAAAATCTTGCGCCGCTGCCTCACGCCCACCAGCAAAACCCGCCACAGGAAAAGACGGTGGTCAGCATTGCCGTTGATCCCGAGTCACCGGCTCAGTATCTCCAGCGCCAGAAATCACAACGGGAAGAGATGCCTGTATACACGCGCTGGGTAAAAACGCAGAAATGCATGACGTGTGGCAATCAGGCAGATGATCCGCATCACATCATTGGTCATGGACTGGGAGGGATGGGAACAAAGGCTGATGATTTGTTTGTTATTCCGCTGTGCCGTAAATGCCATAGCGAACTACACGCCGGGGTAAAAGATTTTGAAGAAAAACACGGCAGCCAGCTGTTGTTGCTGATTCGTTTTTTAATGCACGCGAGAAATTCGGGTGTTCTGAAGTGGAAAGCATAAATGACTGAACGCATAGAATTTGTTTTGCCTTACCCGCCAACGGTGAACACTTACTGGCGTCGTCGTGGCAGCACATATTTTGTATCAAAAGCCGGGGAGCGTTATCGCCGGGCAGTGGCGCTTATTGTTCGCCAGCAGCGGCTGAAATTAAGCCTGTCCGGAAGGTTGGCAATAAAAATTATTGCAGAACCACCGGATAAGCGCCGCCGTGACCTGGACAATATTCTGAAAGCGCCGCTGGATGCGCTGACGCATGCGGGGTTGCTAATGGACGATGAGCAGTTTGATGAAATCAATATCGTTCGTGGTCAGCCAGTATCTGGTGGACGTCTGGGGGTGAAGATTTACCCCATAATGCATGAAGAGCAGGTCAAAAAATGAAACTGGAAGATTTACCGAAATACTACTCCCCAAAATCCCCCGGCCTGACTGATGCATCGGCCTCAACGTCGAAAGATGCGCTGAGTATCACTGATGTGATGGCCGCGCAGGGCATGACACAGAATCGGGCTGAGATGGGGTTTTCTGCGTTCCTGGGGAAAATGGGCATTAGTATGAATGACAGAGAGCGGGCAACAGAATTGCTGACAGAATATGCACTCAGTCGGTGTGATCGCGTGGCGGCGTTAAGAAAACTCCCGGCAGAAATAAAACCGGTAGTGATGCGCATTATGGCTTCGTACGCTTTTGAGGATTATGCCCGCAGCGCAGCGAGTAAAAAGCAGTGCCCCTGTTGCCGAGGGGAAAAATTTATTGAAGGCGAAGTTTTTACAAACAAGGTTCAGTATCCGGATGGCAAGCCGCCAGTATGGGCAAAGTGTACGAAAGGTGTGTATCCGTCTTACTGGGAAGAATGGAAAAAAATTCGGGAGGTGGTGAAAGTTTCTTGTCCTGAATGTAAAGGGAAGGGGGAGATTTCCACTGCCTGTAAAGACTGCCGTGGGCGTGGTGTTGCCATTCATCGTGAAGAGTCGGTAAAACGTGGTATGCCTGTTATCAGAGACTGCCAGCGTTGTGGTGGTCGTGGCTGTGAAAGACTACCATCAACGGAGGCATTTAATGCCATACGCAAAGTGACGAGTGCTATCACGCTTGATACGTGGAAAAAATCAGTGAAACGCTTTTACGATACGTTGGTGGTTCGGTTTGACATTGAAGAGGCATGGGCGGAGCGGCAGTTAAAGAGGGTAACGCGATAGTGTTGTTGATTTTTCCCGAATCTGTGGTAAATTTGCTCTAACGATGGGCGTTTTATGCCTGACGTTAGAAGATTTTTTACACCCCGCCGCCTGGCGGGTTTTTTATGACTGAAATCGCGTCAGTACAGTAAACGCGCTGGTGGCGGTGAATACCTGTCTTTCAGCTTGCTGGCTTTTTCGACAAGAGTTATTGGTGTGTCACGTTAACCGGAAAAGGGAAAAAGACATGCTAAAACAGCAGGATATGACAGAAACCGCCAGAGTGGTGTTTAATGAATTAAGCGTTACCGAACCGGCGACAGTCGGGGAGATAGCGCAGAATACTTACCTTTCACGCGAACGCTGCCAGTTAATACTGACCCAGCTGGTTATGGCGGGTCTGGCAGACTATCAGTTCGGTTGTTACAGACGCCTTCCGCAGTGAAGGCTTTTTTATTTGTGGTAAATGGGCGGCTGGTGGGTGTTAGGGGCACCCACCAGCCATCTGCTCATGCGTTGGGTTCACAAGCAAACCTCAGGCCCACTGCTTTGCGCAAAAGCAGAATGAGCCTATCAGAGACAGGCTTAATGATCCATGCTTAATACTGTAAAAATATCCAGTTTTGAGTTAATCAACGCCGACTGCCTGGAATTTATCCGGTCGTTACCCGAAAATTCTGTTGACCTGATAGTCACGGACCCGCCGTACTTTAAAGTGAAGCCTGAGGGCTGGGATAACCAGTGGAAGGGCGACGATGATTACCTGAAATGGCTGGACCAGTGTCTGGCGCAGTTCTGGCGGGTGCTGAAACCTGCCGGAAGTCTTTACCTGTTCTGTGGTCATCGCCTGGCATCTGATATCGAAATCATGATGCGTGAACGCTTCAGTGTGCTGAACCATATTATCTGGGCGAAGCCGTCCGGACGCTGGAACGGGTGCAACAAGGAAAGCCTGCGGGCGTATTTCCCCGCCACAGAGCGCATTCTGTTCGCGGAACATTATCAGGGGCCGTATCGCCCGAAAGATGCCGGGTATGAGGCGAAGGGCAGGGCACTGAAACAGCATGTGATGGCCCCGCTGATTTCTTACTTTCGTGATGCGCGCGCTGCCCTGGGGATAACGGCAAAACAGATAGTGGATGCCACAGGAAAGAAAAACATGGTGTCACACTGGTTCAGTGCCAGTCAGTGGCAGCTACCGAACGAAAGCGATTATCTGAAATTACAGTCGCTGTTTGCCCGGGTGGCAGAAGAGAAACATCAGCGGGGAGAACTGGAAAAGTCCCATAACCAACTGGTCAGCACATACAGTGAGCTGAACCGGCAGTATACGGAACTGCAGAGTGAATATAAGCATCTGCGGCGGTATTTTGGCGTGACGGCGCAGGTGCCGTACACGGATGTGTGGACGCATAAACCGGTGCAGTACTATCCAGGGAAACATCCGTGCGAAAAACCGGCAGAAATGCTGCAGCAGATAATCAGCGCAAGTAGTCGTCCTGGTGATCTGGTTGCGGATTTTTTCATGGGGTCGGGTTCAACGGTAAAAGCGGCGATGGCACTGGGGCGTCGTGCGATTGGCGTTGAACTGGAGACCGGACGTTTTGAGCAGACAGTCAGGGAAGTTCAGGATTTAATCGTTTGA